TGGATTTTTATCAATTCGATTGTATGTCCACGCAGTATCCATCCATATGATTCTGTTGTTAGGATAAATAAAGTAATTACCATTATCCATTTTAAATACGTGACCGCATTTATGTTCTGGGGTTTCTGAAAAATTTGTATCTAATACATTTCGATTTTCATGTGACCAATCTAAAGTAAACATATAAGCACCAGATCTTTTAGTGCCTGTTATAGAAATTAAATCAGCCCGTAAGCCAGACAATCGTTCTCGTACATGTACATCTATATAAGAAGAAAAACAATCCCAATATACATGTTCAGTTAATGGTAATGTTTCAGCATCCTGTTTCCAACAAAATGCGTGTATTGGTCGGCGAGTCCAATTTACTCCGTTCTCCAAAAATGCTTCAAATAATGCAGTTCTTTTTTGTATAGAAGCTACACTATGTACATCTGCTAATGTAAATTCACCTTTTCCGGTTGTGTGATTGAATAAAAACTCATTCCTAATAAAACAGGTTACGGTTGGTATATTTGCATTTAAGTATGCCATTATTTTTTCATTTTAATTGGCTGAAATTCTTCTGGAATTGCTCCGCAGTCATCACAACGAAATACCGTTACCGGCACCATCGTATCTTTATCTGATCCAGTTAATAGTTTAGATACTTTATTAATGGCCATTACCTGCCTAAAGTATAAACAATCACATTCTTTACATTGTATCGGTTGCATATCATTAGGACCGATATTTACATTTAATTTACTCATAGTTCTCCTATTAAATTTACAAACATTGCCATAATATTGATTTCTTTATCAACTACACTAGCATCTTTAAATTGAGCTTCAGCAATTATCAATATAACAGCGCCTACATGTCCTGTAGCGAATTCATCTAAATTATCATACAAAAAAGTGTATAGTGTCGTAAAATCTCTAACTTTGCTATCGGCTATGACTTGACGAATTTTAGTAAACACATCTTTCTTATTTTTTGGATCTTGCAATATTGACAATACCTCAGTCATATAATTTGCCTGAATAGTACTGGTTTTATCTAATTGCAACTTACCATTAACCACAAAGCTCTGTGCTGCATTAATTGCTCGGCGGATATCTGGATATGATGCATTAATGATTGCAGCAATGTCTTTAATATCATATTCCACATTGTTTTGTTCTAATACTTGAACTAAGCGCTTTGCTACATCTGTTTTATTTGGAGGTGTAATTGCAAATGTCTGACAACGTGATTGAATTGGATCAATAATCTTTTCAACATAATTGCATGTTAATATAAATCTAGTTGTTTTGCTATATGTTTCCATCAAATTACGAAGTGCTGCCTGCGCATTTGGTGTCAAATAATCGGCTTCATCCAATATTACAATTTTCCAACGTTTAAATCCAACAGTGGATGCATATCGTTTAACTTTATCTCGAACTGCGTCTACTGAGTTTTCATCGGATGCATTAATATACATTACATCAGCATCTACAGATCCAGCAATGATTTTTGCTAATGTTGTCTTACCGGTACCGGCTGTTCCATAAAATAACAAATGGGGTACATCGCCATTAGAAATAAAGATTCTAACCTTCTCTATAATATGTTCATTACCTATATACCCATCTAAAGTATTGGGCCGAAAAGACTCGACCCATAATGTATTTTCCTGTGTTCCAAACATAGTTTATTATTTACCCGTTGATCCAAATCCACCATCGCCTCTTTCTGTCTCAGATAATTCATCTGATTCAACTAATTCAATTTGTGGATATGGTAAAATTATTATTTGTCCAATTTTATTTCCTACTTCATATGCTAATTCAGATGCAAAGAGTTCATCATTTCCATGTTGTCTCATTGCTAAATCCTTAAATCTGAATTTAATTTCGCCTCTATATCCAGAGTCAATTACACCTACATGATTAGCTAAAATTAATGGTGTTTTTGATATTGATGATCTAGCAAATAATAATCCTACATAACCCTCAGGAATTTCAATTGATAATCCAGTACCATACTCAATGTATAACCCGCCTTCACAAATTTGTGCACTTGTTGCTACTAAATCCATTCCAGCATCCCCAATTGCTGAATAACTAGGGATAACGGCATCTGGATGTAATTTTTTAATTCGTACTTGCATATTCTTAATTCTGAAGCATTACTAACCAATACGTTGAATCAAAGTCAGCACCAGTAAAGTCAATACGAGCTAATCCCTGAGTTGATACTTTTAAATGTCCAGCATCACCTTTATTTGCAACCAGCACTTCTTTTAATTTATCTGCTGAGAAACATACCGGTTCAATTGGATCTACACCACCATCCATATCAAATGATATGTTATCGGCATTTACGGTTGAGTAATTAATAATAAATTTAATCTTGTTGTTTTGAACTTGTACTGCAAAATTCTTTGCGTCTGGTAATGCATTTTTTGCTTTAATGAATTTAGTAATAAACTCATCATTGAGTGGAATGCTTACTTCATATTCCGGTTCTGCATTAATTGATGGTACTGCTGGTATTACGGTTGTATCTGCTAACATGAAGGTTGCTTGTGTACTTCCTTCTGAAATTTTCATTGCATAATTCTTGCCAGCAGCATCTTTTACTTCAATATTAATATTTTCACCAACTGCTGATAACATTTTCGTTAATGCACCTGTATGATTAATACCTAACACACCTTTCATGAACGGAGTAGTTTTCCATTGAATCTTACCAACAACGGTTTGATCCATATCTATCAATTCACACCCAATGCCCTCAGCATTTTCTTTTAATATAACCGCTTCACAATTACCTGCTAGGTAGTAACGATTAATAAATGATTGTAATTTACTTTTTTCCATATTCTATAACTTGTAATTAAAATTTAAAAAATTCTGCGAACTTGTGAGCATCGGTAGTTGATATGCTATCTCCACCAAATTTCTTGTATGTTTTCTTGTATGTTGCGTATACGTGCATTGCATTGTCTGGATCTGCAAACATATCGTGTAACGACAATATAACATTGAATAATTCAGAAGGTATTGCCGTTTCCAATAGTTCAACGTGGCTATCTACCATTTTATCAACATCCTTTGCCATTTCACAATACAAATGGGTATTATGCACAACCATACGAGGCATACCTTCTTGTGAATAGCGATCCAATCCAGCAGCCGTCTGTCCTCCTAAGTATTCATATGTGAAATCCTTACAAGCAGGGCAATTGATGCTGCATGGTACTGTTTTTGTTTTATCTATAACAGCATCTGCTTTATTTTTTGCTAGATGGGTCTTTCTTCTATACTCAGCATTCTTAGGAAAATACAATTCCGTAAAAGTTTGAGTTTTATAATTTGTCGAATGCAAATAGGTACCATATACTGGATATTGTCCTGGAGATGATGAATCTGTGGATAATTGTACACGACCATTAGTCAATTCATTCAACAGTTTCTGCAATGTGGATAAAATAAAGAAATCCGATATCTTTGATATGCCTAGCAGGTGAATAAATTGTACATGGGGTTTTTCAAACTCTCGTTCTTTCAACATCAATGCAACAACATACATAAAGTCAACTAAGCGCTTAGGACCACCAATACACCAACCATTAAAATCAAAGTCTTTGAATTTATGATACCAAGTGCTATATTCTTCACTGTATGTTCCTTGTATAACATTTAAGAACTTAGTTTTACCTGATTGATGTGATTCGAACCATTTAAAGTTATCAAATGATATATCCATCGAATCTTGGAATCGATTCTCAAAAGTAACCCGGGGTGGGATATCTAAATTTGCTGCTACGTCTGAATTAGCTTCTAACCAATGAAATATCTTTTCTCGGATAGTGGTATCCCATTTCAAAGCACCTGTCGCAATCTGGAATCCTCCCGAATCTCCAAATACTAATACTTCATCATCCAATCCCATTTGCTGACGGAAATCCATTTTCTTATAATGGTGTCCTGCGGTAATTAGGAAATACGGATGTCGCCATTCCTCAGGATACTCTTTACCGAAGAATCTCATAGTATTCCCATCAGTAAATCGAGTATCCTTCTTAAAAGCAGATACCATTGATCCTGCCGATAATGACGGATAGTATATAAACTTCTTACTCATTAATTAACCTTTTTTAGTTCAAAATATTCATTTATTAAATGCTGACAATACTTCTTTTCATGCCAAACATTAATTTCTTCTGTAACATCCATTGCAATTATATATGCTTCCATTCTACGTCCTAAATCTGATATATCTGCAAAATCATATATTCGTGGTACATAATTATTGCATACCTCATTTAATAATGTTACTGCCGAATCCATATCAAATGATTTGTATAAACGATCTGCTGGAATAAATTCTGGGAATGATCTAAAGTTAGGAAACACTACATCGCAACCAAATGCCGTCGATTCCAATATTGTCCATGACACATAATCTTGCAATGAACTATTAAATTGAATCTTTGCGGTTGCCAATTCCGTATAGTATTCTTCTTTTGTTAAATTACTCAACATCTTAAATCTAGGCTGACGTTCCGATAATTCATACATTGCATCTACTACTCCAGGAATCATTGATTTAAATGAATTGCCTGATGTTGTTACGTGCCAAACATAATCTGGATTTTCAAACAAGAATTGTTCTGCAACTTCCATCATGAAAAATGGATTCTTTTCTTTATCCAATCTGCTAGAAAATACAATTTTATTTTGTTTAACATAATCACTATTCGATGCGTGATAATCTGGTAATTTAGCTAATGTTAACTCTTTATGCAATGGAAGTGACAATACATGTATTGTTGATTCAAATCCTGCTGCTCTTAATTGATCTCTATGTATTGTGGATCCTACAAATATACCTGCCATTCTTTTATCTAATCCTAATTCAAATCCTCGCATCCAATTCCGCATTGGCCATGTAAAATCATATTCATCTACACTTTGTGCATGCAGCATAGCATAAATCTTAATATCAATGCCATATAGGTCTAAAGCATATAATATTGATTCTATACCGGGATGCCAATAATCTTGCAAGAAAATTACATCGCCACTCTTAACTTGATCTGTATTTAGTAAATCTAAAAAGTTACTACATTGGCTCATTGCAAATTTACCTCTACCAACTGCATCTAATACAGCTCCAACTTTAATTTGTTGATTGGGATCAAATTCACCAGGAATATCAATATAATTCAATTCGCCTAGTTCTTCATATGGAGCAAAAGTTGCTGGCATCCATTCTTTACTTAATTGATAAGTATAACGAGCTTTAAGTGGTTCAAGCCCAAAGTAAAATATATTTTTCATAACCTATTATAAGAAATTTTTATCTATTATCCAAATTTTATGATTAATCTCTTTCAATGATTGCACCATTTTCCCAATCTTCCCAAACTTCAACTTTGTAAAGGGATGAAAATGCTTCTAGCAACCACTCACCAATCATTTCACAACTCATAGAACCAAATTCTAATATATTGGTTGATTCTTTTGAAAAATCTATTCGAAGTGATTTCTGAATCTCTCTGTTTAATAGAATAAACTCTTCATCGCGATCTGTATGCGTTACATTTGCATAACAACGAAATCCAAACATATGTCTATGCCTATCCGATAAGAATGCTACTTCTGGAAATACTTCTTTTGCATCGGGCCAATTATGGAATCCTTCAATGCTAAATGTTACTACTACACTATATTTCATTGTTGTTGATTTTAAAATGATTGTATTTAACTAGATAATCGTATAGACCTTTTAAATCTTCGCAAATCTCAGTTCCATCCTCATCGTTTGCAGTCATATCAGCTCGCGGGGTACCACTGATGCCATTCTTCTCATACATATACCACCATAACCATTCTACACCTG